CCACAATAATGTTCTATGTCTTGATTGTATTTAAAGGTTACCATTTCCTACAAAATTTACTACTTGATTGTGGGGGTGTAGGGCTTTTTTACACGGATAATCTAAATGGTAAGAATAAGAATTTACTGTAGAATACATAGGTAATCCTCGTTTTGCACATTCTTTTTGATATAACCAATCATAAGCGTCGTCGTACATAATATGCATCTTATCCATAGCTATTAGTTGTCCATCTTCACGTACTCCCACAGGCCATACCTTAAAACTCGTTGTTGTTTCTAATTCAGTATTATGTTCACGCATAATATCCATTCTGTACATAGTACTAAAACTACCAATCTCTTTTTTTTGCACAAAATCCCTTTCAATGGTTTTTATTATGGATTGATTTGGGAAATTAGCTACAGTCAAACATCCCCATTCGCCACGATTTTCTGCTTTCTTTCTTAACCAGTCTAGTTTATTTAACCACTCTTTGTTGAATAGGGTATCATCACCTATTATTACTACATAGTTTTTATCTGAAGAAAGTATACACATAGTTGCATTTTCGTGAACTCCTATATGAGTTGGCTGTGTATATAGGGTGACTTTATCTTTCTTTTTTAATTCATTCAGGATGTCTATGTTTTCTTTATTAAACGAACAATCGTCGTATACATAAATCCTGTCACATAATGATAAATCACTTTCAAATAAAGAATCAATAGTCATTTGTAAAGATTTGGGCCTATTCCACGTTGCCATACAAATGTCATACTTAATCATTCTTCTTAACCTTAATAAATTCTTCAGGCTCGCAGGGTTTGTGATAGAAGGCACACCATTCACACAGTTTCTGCGGTACCAGTTCGTAGTTTTCGATATCGGTGCCGCGTTTTTCAAGGTCATCGTGTACGCCGCGAATTAGATTTTGTGCCTCATCAATTTCAGACTGCGTGATGCGAACAAAGTAGGATTCATCATATCTTAACCAGTCAATACCCGCAAACATTGGCATTACGCCTGTGTCTTTGTAATAAAGAAGTGCATATATAATCAATTGACGATAATAATCTTCCGGAAGCCAGTGACCATATCGTTTACTGGTCTTGTAATCAACGATAGATATGTTATCTTCGAAGTCTTTCACTACACTGTCGATGATACCCATTGTTTTGAATTCTTCATTATGGATTCGTTGTTCAGCAAAATGCGGCTTTAACTGATGTAGGGCGTGGTAAGGGGATTTAGCCACGCCCCAATCAATCAGTTCGTTTAATTTCTTTTCTATCTTATGGCAGAAGTTAATCAAGAGTTCTATTGTTTCCCTTTCCATAACATCCCCATCTATGTTGGGGTCTTTGAAAAGCCACGCTTTAGTTTCGTGCAATTCTTTCCATTTCTTGCGGAATTCCAGTACAGCCCATTCCTGTGGTTCCCCATTGCGCCACTTGTGTGGTGTCTTGAATTCTTTAGAGAAAATATCTTGAAGGATATTATGGACAACGGTGCCTCGAAATAAGTGGAGGGTTAACTTATCGGGCAATTTTTCAATGTATCTGTAATAGAATGCCCGAGGACATCGCAATAACAGGTTAATTTTAGAGGGAGATAAACGATGTTCGCTTGGTTCCCAATTTTCTGGCTGGATGGTGGCGCCTTCATCATCTAAAGTGACGGTGAAAGATACGCCAGTTGTTGCGTCTTGAGTTTTTGTCATACTTGTTGATTGTATACCTGATATATAAAACCTGTGAGACTACTAAGCATATGCTTATACTAAGTATATACTAAGAATATAATATACTATAGCATATGATGTGAAATAATATACCGTGCTTACCAAAGGTTTAAATATTTTCGTCTCCAAAAGAATATATGGACAGGGAACTTTGGAAGTACTTAGTTTCCTATTTGCTAATGTCTGGATTACTTTTCTACCTATTGAGGAGGTGGGTATGATGAATAAAGACGCAATAAGGATGATATTGGGGATGGCAGCATTTGTTGCCTTATTCGCAATGATAGGCCTTTTGTAAAAAGCTTTAAATAATAAACCAACCAAGGAATTACTATGCCTGAAGAAGATGAGGGTCTTTAGAATGACAGCGGATGTAGACCAATGAACGGAGACGAAAGATTTACTAATCTAATGATGGCGGCTGTAGCCGCACCTGTAGTTATAGCTTGGGTGGGACTCTCTATCTTTTTGGTAGTGATGGCATTTAGGGACCCAAGTGTGGTAGCAGATATTGAATCTTATAAATCTGTTTTATTGATTATAGGTTCACCTGCCCTTGTCATTATATATAAAGTGTTAGAATTATGGACTGCCCAACAGAATAGTAATATAGAGCAGATAAGAAAATCAACGTTTGAAAATGGAGATGACCACGACCACGACCACAAGTAAGCGATGCTTTTATATATTAGACAAACCTATTATATAAATATGTTCCAATGTCACGCTTGCTATACCGACTTCGACGCCCGCGGAATCACTGCAAATATTCAGTGGTTTAGGAAAGAGAAGTGTCCTAATTGTGGATGCGATATCGGTATTGATTTTGACCCAGAAAATTTTGCACCACTAGACTATAAAGAACCCGTAGTTGAAGATGAACCTGACCTTGATGAAGAAGTAAGTTCTTATATAGAACAAATAGATTTTAATGATTTTACAGTGGCCGAACTTAAAGAAGAACTTACTGAGTTAGGATTATCTACGAAAGGTAAAAAATCAGTATTAGCAAAAAGACTGGAAGAATTTTTAAAGGAGGAATAAATATGGCTGATAAAGGAAAAGTATTATACTATAACGGCGATGGCAGCGGAATAGCTGAACCACAAGACCTTGAATGTACACCCAATGTAGCATTTATAGAAAAGAAACCCAAACCCCCAACTTACACGACTTTGAGTAGGGGTACATCTGGAGAAGGCGGAGATAATTCTGCTTAAAAAATGGAGAAACAATGAACGATTTTGAAAGTGAAGAATTACGACAACAACTTGATGGATTACACGAATTGGTAGAAGTTCTTTTATCTTGTATAGACCTAGATGATTGTTGTTTATCCGATGAGGAGTGATAACGTGGCTTATAAAAGAAAAGCAAAGAAAAAAACCGCAGTTAAGAAAAAACAAGCTGCGGCACGGAAACGGCCTGGCGGTTCTAATGTAGGAAAATATAAAGGAGTGAAAGCTTTTGCAGGTCCATCGGGAGGAGCACCTGCGGGAAGTTTTCCTATTAATACTTTAAAGAGAGCTAAGTCTGCATTGAAGTTAGCACATAATGCTCCACGGCCATCGGGTATAAGAGCAGCGGTATATAGAAAATATCCACAGTTGAAACCCAAAGGTAAGAAAAAGAAATGAGTATTGAATCGGTAAATGAATATGAATCGCGTTTAAGAGAGAGGGTGGGTGAAGGTGAATACGAAAGGCATAAAGAACTTGTTCGCTTATTGGCTCGCAATCTGGCAGTTGAAGATGTTTTATGGGAAGAAATAATAGAACATATAAAAGATATAGAATTACGTAGTGTACTTCTTAAACAAAGAAATCAAATAGTGAGGGATATTCATACAGAATTTCGTGCTCTGAATATAGAAATACCAACTATTGTAGAGAAGAAGACCGAAAGCTTTATGAGCTTTCTAGGGGATTTATCTGATGATGAAAACAGTGAAGAACGAAACGATGAAGCTGAAGAGCGCGATATCCGGAAGGAATAGTTATGATTCTATCCAGATGGAAAAGTTTTTCGAAGAGATAAGACTTGACGAAAAGAAAATGGAATTACTGGTTCGTGCCTTTTGTGAAACGTATTTAGTAGATGCTAATCAAAGACCACTAAGGTTAAGACCACTTCAATTGAAAATCATAACCAAATCATTAACGTATCCAAAAGGAAATCCCGATGTACAACGTAAGATGGCAATTCTGGCGCCTCGTGGCAGTGGTAAGTCGTGGGCACTTTCAGTGGCCGTTGTTATATGGATGTTTTTTCGCCGCTTTAGGGACGTAGTGTTTGTTATTGCCCCCTCAGAAGACCAAGCTGCCTTGATTTTTAATTACGTTTATCGGCATTTTAGAGATAATGTTTTTCTTAATTCTTTGATTGGTGCATACAAATTGCATAACAAGCCCTCAATCAAGATGAAGGGAGGTACTTTATTACGCAGAGCACCCATTGCTCCAAGTAATCAAGGACAGGCGATACGTGGTCAGCACCCGACCTTTTTAATAGTTGACGAAAGTCCTTTAATAGCTGACACCCTCTTTATAGATAATGTAGAACCGTGTATTGTAGCGAACAAGGCACCCTTTATTAATTTAGGGACTCCTAAAAGTAAAGAAAATCATATGCATCGGTATTTGTATGATGAGAGTTATGCAGATACTTTTGAAAGAATGCATTTCAATTGGAGGGACGCGGTTATAAAAGGAGAAGCATACGAACCACCATATGATGAAGAGGAAATGTTAAACAAAATGATAGAGTGGGGAGAAGATTCCATTCATTGGAAAACGGAATATGAATGTGAATTTGTAGAAAGTGTATCGAATGTATTCAATACCCAGCACTTGAGGAATTGTTTTGATGACTACGCCTTCATTAGACCCGAAGCCATTGAGCTCGATGGAAAGGAATTCACTAATTGTAGTGTCGCTGTTGACATTGGCAAATCTGTTAATAGCACAGTTATCAGCGTCTGGACTACCGAAAAATCTGAAGGGGGAAATATTGCACGTCTTATATACTTGGAAGAAATCGGTCCTAAATCTGGGGGACACGATATACCATATCAGCGAGAACGTATTATGGCAATTGCAAGAAGTTTTAGCGCCTCACGCGTTATTATTGATGCTACTGGTATTGGTGGCGCTTTTGAGCAGGAGATACGTTTAGAATGTATTCCAGAAAATATACACTTCATTCCTTTCATTTTTACAGGAGGACCAAAAGGTAGTAAAACATATGCTTATCGTGATTATGTATCGTTTATTCAAAAAGGTATGGTCCGCGTTCCGAATCCTAAAAACTTAACAGGTTTAGATAAGAAACTTATGTCGAAATGGTACAAAGAACACTCTGTTTTGGAATATGTGATGGATGCTACACAAAAGACTGAAAAAATCGGGGCACCTACTGGAAAGCACGATGATTATTGTGATAGCTCAGTAATGGGAATACACGCAACATTGGGAATGTTACCCGCAGAAAGTAGTTTTACATCTATTCGACTGGGGGCAAACAAAATAAACCGACGAGGCGCTTATAGCGGAGTTTCAATGGCTTCTAGCGGGCGCCCTCAAAATACTTTTTATAAACCCAATCCTCGTGGATTGTAAGGAAAACTATAAATATCAGCGAAAAGTATATAATTGTAGGTCATCAATGGGTCTTGGCGATTGGGTAAGCCGGAGATTTGCCACTGTAGGTAGAAATCCTCCGTTTAAAGAAGACGAACCGCTCGATTTCGGAGAAGGTGTAATTCGAAGAATTCGCCTTACTAAGGATTATACATCCCATCAATTCGAACCCCATATTGGTGACAATCGTAAATATATGAATATATATTTATCTGACCCAATTATAAGAACCCTTATTGACTTACCCTGTCTTTACGCAGTAAAGGATGGTTATGATATCGTAACTGAAGATGAAGATTTGCGTAAAGAAATAACAAAGACCTTTGTTGATATTGATATTGATATGACTATTTATGGATGGCTAAGGAATGCACGTATTTTTGGTTCGGGATATTTAGAATGGACGGGAGATAATCTTATTTTACGTTCATCACAGAATATGTTTGTCCAAAGAAATGAACACGGTCAATTAATGTATTATTACCAGGAAGTAGGCGGAGATAGTGAAAACATCCGTTTTGAATCTGATGAAATTATAGAGCTACAAAATAACCCATTTGATGACTATGCCTATGGTTTGTCTGATGTTCATACTGTGATGTATCTAGTTGATTTGAAAGATTTTGCATTGAGAGATATAGGTATTGCGTTAAATAAACACGCAGTATCTCGTTTTGATATATCTTGCGGACTTCCGGATATGCCTTACGGTCCTGATAAGATTAATGAAATCGTGAGCGCTTTCAATGCTTTAGAACCTGGAGAAGATATTATTCACGGCAACGATATACAAATAAATGAAATGGAAGGAAGCAGCCGTGCTTTTGAATATGGTAAATTTACAGATGATATAATGGATAAGATACACATTGCATTGAAAGTTCCAAAAACAATGTGGAACAATCCTGAACAAGCGCGTCCAATTTTTGAGCCGTATGTGAAATATCTACAGAAAGCGGTCGAATCTGCTCTTAATTCACAACTGATGCCCCAATTAGGCGATGATGTGCGATTTAAGTTCAGGCAAATGAATGTGGAAGATGCTTTCACCAAAGCCAAGACGGATATGATATACCTTTCGGAAGGAGTACTTGCATCTTCGGAAGTCCGTGCTGAAAGAGGATTAGACCCAAATGGCACAGTTGATTTACAACCTACTACCCCTGATGTAAACATTTCAGGAGGAATGGGTGAAGATAAAGGGGAAGAGTCGCAAAGAACGGAACAGCGACACCCCAAGCAGAAGAAAGGAAACAAACCCGCTGCTAATACAAAAGGAAAACGCAAAAAAACTGAGACTACTAACGTAAATAAGAAAGAACAAATTGTGGATGTGGTAGTATGAATCAAATGAAAAAATGCGTAACTGAACTTGGAATACGGCTTAAAAATCGAGGCATAGAAAAACATCAGGTAATGGCACAAAATATGTGTTCAATGTGGGCTGATGAGAACGGTGTTGAAAAAGAATTTGGTTTTTTGCAGCACGGTGCGGGAGATTTCGAAGAGACCAGAAAAACATTTGCTTTAGAGTTTTCTATTGAAGATATCGAAGCAGTTGATACTGATATTGTAGAAGATATTACAGAATTTACTGTGCGAGCTATCACATCAGGGCCGCACGAATACACAAAAGATGACCAGGAACACAAGGTTTATATAGAACCGGAACTACTTAAAGATAATATAGAGCTCTTTAGAGAGCTCCCTATATATGTGAATCATCAAAGGACGCCTGAAGATTTAATTGGAAAGGCAATAAATCCGGAGATTGAGGAACTTGAAAATGGAAAAACAGCTATTAAGATGTTGGCCCAGATATCTGAGCCAACAGAACGGGCTAATGAAGTGATTGGAAAGGTAAAAGACGGGGATATAACGAACGTAAGCATTGACTGGTTCTCTAAGGACGTCGATGTTATGGGTGACATTTATGCCACCAATATTCGTCCTGTTGAAGTGTCATTTA